ACCGGTATCCGCGTTTGTGGCTGATTCTACATATCAGGATTATCCATTCCGCGCGGCGATCGCGCTGACGGGGGTGCTGGATACCATGATTCCGGAGGTGGTTCTCGGCGTTGCAGACGCAATTGACGGCAATTTTGCCCCTGTTGCGGCTACCTATAACGGCGGTGTGTATCTGTATGCCGCAAGCGTCCCGGAATCGGCAATTACAATTCCCACCATTATTTGCTGGAAAGGCGGTGTAAGCGCATGATTGGCAGAGTAAACACCGGGGGCGGCTCTGGCGGCACCCTTACCGTCACAGCCCCGGCGAACGTCACCGTGACTGTTTCCAAGGACGGCAAGACAAAAGCCAAGAACTCCGGCACAAGCGGTGTAGTGGTCTTCAAGGGGCTTGCAAGCGGAACGTGGACACTTACGATTACGGATGGGTCGCAAACCTCGTCTAAGCCTGTTGTCGTTACCGCCGATTATTCAACCGTGATTGCATTTTTCGCAGCTACCATTAACATCACTTATCCCGCCGGTTCGACCTGCACTTGCTCTGACGGCACAACGACTCTATCCGCCCCTGACACCAGTGGTACATGGGCTTGCATCGTACCGAACGCCGGGACGTGGACGGTGACCTCCACAAGTGGGACGGAGACCGACAGCAAGGCCGTAACTATCACCACGGATGGCCAGAGCACCTCTGTGGAGCTGAGCTATGCGCTGTTCCTGTTCAAACCAAATGCCCCGAGCGACATTATAGCCGGTGAGTGGGAACTGACTGGGAATAGTACTGTAACCGCAGAAGCAGAATTGACGGTTAAGTCGGTAAATAACTACAACGGCGACAGAACCATTTCTGCACGTACAAAAGGCCAAATTGACCTGACAGAGTATAGCACGCTTCAAGCGACGTGCAAAGCGTCGGGCGGCTCCAATACAAAATTGGAGGTGTACAGTGGTTCGTCTGCCGTTGCTTCGGCAGCAATCGGTACCGATCTTACCACGGTAACGGTTGACATATCTGCCCTGTCCGGGCTTCGCAGTATCGGTTTTTCCGGTAGGCATTCCGCGTATGCGGCGATTACGTACACCGCGACGGAAATCAAATTGCTGAAATAGGAGGGCGGCGCATGAAAACGATTTACATAGATTCCAGTTTTAAGTGTCACACCTCCACCGCTGAGGGGCTGACACAGATTGAAACGGATGCCTTCGACGGTAAGTGCGACGCCTACATCGAGGGCTACCGCTTCATCCCGGCAGGGCAGACGTGGACACGTGCTGATGGCGTGGTGTTCACCGGTGAGATGATCGCCCCGTGGAAGCCCTGGGACGAGCTTGATGCCGATCAGCGGGAGTATGAGCGGGAGCAGTATCAGGCTCTCGCTGCTCAGAACGCCGAGTACGAAGCCGCATTATCCGAGATCGAAACTGCTCTGGGGGTGAACGCATGACCATCGAAGAACGCAAAAACGCCATCCTTGCGAAAATCGCGGAAATGAAAGCCAGCGGCGGCGAGGAACAGCTGAAAGAGCTGGATGAAGCCTATAAGAAAGGGGTTGACAGCCTGTGACACAAGAGGAAAGAAAAAGCATCATGTACGCCCAGGGGCGGGCGAACGCGCTTGCCTTGCAGGAGAAAGCCCCGGACATGACAGGCACCGAACTGAATGCGGCGGATAGCGACATTCCCAGTTTCAAGGCCGCTGTCGCAAACAAAAACATGCTGGAGCGCAAGGCCGGGTTTGTGTGTCAATCATCTGCTGGCCGTGTGGTACGACTGGTGCAGCCCTATGACAGCACTATCTACACCCAGGAGCCGGAGGAACTTCCCGCACAGTGGGGTTTTGCTTGGAGCACAGACCCAGCGAAAGCGTTGCCGTTCGTCGCTATGTCTACTAGCCCCTATAATAAGGGTGACTGTTGCACGGAAGGCGGTAAAGTATACCGTTCAACGATGGGCAATAATGTATGGTCGCCGTCCGCATACCCCAAGGGCTGGGAAGAGGTGAACGTATGACGGTAAAGCAAATTCAGTGCCTGTTGACTTATCTGGGCTATTCTCCCGGCACGATTGACGGTATTGAGGGCAGGAACACCCAAGTGGCAATTCGGGCGTTTCAGGCCGACTACGGGCTTACCGTGGACGGGATACCGGGTGCGGCTACCCAGAAAATGCTCATCGGTGCCATTGCCGGGACGGCGGTAAAGGTGGAGAAGCCGGAGGACAGCACCGAACCGAAAACCGGGACGTTTTGGGACGGCATCAAGTACTTCACCCGAAAGGAATTCCGATGCCCCTGCGGCCGGTGCGGCGGGTTCCCGGTGGAGCCGCAGGAGTCCATGGTACGTACTGTGGACGAAATCAGACGGCGGCTTGGTATCCCAATTTCTATCGTGGACGGCGGCGGCTCCGGTGTCCGGTGCGCGGCGCACAATGCGGAGGTCGGCGGTGTGTCCAATTCTCAGCATCTGTTTGGGCTTGCCGCTGATCTGCACAGTGCCGCAAGTCCGGCGGAGATGAAAGCCGTAGCGGAGGAAGTCATGGGGCGCACTGGAGGAATTGGGCTGTACGGCTGGGGCATTCATGTGGATACCCGTCCCGGCTATGCTCGTTGGAATGGCTGAGAAAGGAGTATGCCAATGGAAGAAGCTGAGATCACTAAGTGGATTTCCGCTGTAGAGCAGCGGGGGAAATCCAACTCTCACCGGCTGGACGCTCTGGAGAAGCAAACGGAAGCGCTGAACACGCTGGCAACATCCGTCGCCGTCATGGCGGAGAAGGTGGAGGTAACCGGGAAGAAGGTTGACAGCCTCTGCACGGACGTGCAGGAGCTGAAATCCGAACCCGGCAAGCGGTGGAAGTCGGTTGTGGAAAGGGTCATATACATCGTCGTAGCCGCTGTTGTAGGGTTTATTCTTGCCCGGCTTGGGCTGGGCTGATTTTTAAGGAGGAAAACAAAATGATTAACTGGGTTGTACGTATCAAGAACAAGAACTTCTGGCTGGCCGCGATTCCCGCGCTGCTTCTGCTGGTGCAGACGGTAGCCGCCCTGTTCGGCTTTACACTGGACTTGGGCGAGATTGGCGACAAGCTGCTGGCCGTGGTGAACGCCGTGTTTGCCCTGCTGGTGATTCTGGGCGTGGTCAATGATCCTACCACCGCCGGTATCTCCGATAGCAAACTGGCAAGAACCTACAGTTCCCCCAAGGAGGACTGATGTGATAAGTGGATAAAGTCCGATGGAATCGGGTGATTCTGGATGAGTTCTGTTCTCTGGCGATTCTTACGCCGCTGGAGGAAAAGATCATCCGCACCCGAGCCGCCGGATGGAGCCGTGTACAGCAGTGCCACGCTTACGGCATGTCCCTTGCCACATTAGATAGGTACATTAGGAAGTTGAAAAACTCCTATAACAGTGTGCAGGAGTATAGCTACATACTCCCAAAAAACATAGACTTCTGATAGCTTTTTGAAGGATATGTGATTGTAAGTCGGTAGGGAAACGAGAGTTTCCCTACCGACTTTTTTGTTATTCTATAGGCAGGAAGGGGGCGTTGCCTATGGCTGAATTTCAAAGCTTTAATCCAAATCCCCGCGCCGCGAAAGTCGGCGATTGCGCAGTCAGAGCTGTGGCAAAGGCTCTGGGAATTGACTGGTACCAATCCTACGTTGAGCTGGCCAGCGAGGGGCTGACCCAATGCGATATGCCTAGCGCAAATAACGTATGGGGCGCGGTGTTACGGCGGCACGGATTCAGGCGGGCGGCAATCCCGGCGGAATGCCCGGATTGCTACACCGTAGGCGATTTTATCCGGGAATACCCTGACGGGATCTACGTTGTCGCGCTGAAAAACCACGTTGTTGCCGTGGAAAACGGCGTTTTGTACGATACTTGGAACTCTATGGACGAGAACCCAATCTATTTTTGGAGGCGTGAATGATGGCAAACCCTTATATGCAGCCCAACTACCAATCCGGCTATTTTCAGCCCAACTATTTCCAGCCGCAAATGCCAATCGGGCAACCGCAGATACCCGCACAACCCCAACAGCCGCCCCTTGATGATCGAATTTGGGTAGCTTCGGAATCTGCGGCGGAGGCGTTTATCGTCACGGCAAACGGATTTGTGCGGCTATGGGATAGCAATAAGCCTGTATTCTACGAAAAGCGGACAGACGCGCAAGGGCGACCAATGCCGATTGTAGCGTATGAATACAAAATCCGGGATGCGGGAGCTACCCCGGAGGCAGTCAGTGCGGGATTTGAGCAGCGGCTTTCCGCTGTAGAAGAACGGCTGAATCAGCTGACGGATGGAAAACGCGATGCCAAGAAAGCGGAGGTAAAACGCAATGACGCCTAATCCTATGCAGATGATTTCCCAATTCCCCCAATTTATGCAGCAGATGAGGGGGCAAGACCCGCAGCAACTGCTTAATCAGCTTGTACAGAGCGGGCGTGTAAACCAGCAGCAGCTTAACCAAGCCCAGCAAATGGCACAGCAGATGCAGGGGCAGTTTGAGCAATTCCGGGGCATGTTCGGCTTCGGAACGCCTAGAAGGTAAACAATAATCTGGCCAGATTTTGTTATATTTTTCATCTTTTGAAAGGAGAACAAAATGAGTATTACAGCAAGCGAAATGACCCCCGCCGATATCAGAGCTGTCACCGATGGCAACAACGGCGGCTATGGCGGAGGCTGGGGCGGTGATTGGTCTGCATGGATCATCATTTTCCTGATCTTCGGCTTCTTTGGCTGGGGCGGCAACGGCTGGGGCGGAGGCTTTGGCGGTCGTGGTTCCGGCGCTGGCGTGGTGGACGGGTATGTTCTCGCGTCTGATTTTTCCAACATCGAGCGGAAAATTGACAGCGTGAACAACGGTGTCTGCGACGGCTTCTACGCCATGAATACCGGTATGCTGAATGGGTTTGCAGGCGTGAACCAGAATATCAGCAACGGTTTCCAGGCGGCAGAGCTTTCCCGGTGCAATCAGCAGGCTACCTTGATGCAGCAGCTTTTCCAGATGCAGATGGCAAATCAGGAGTGCTGCTGCGAAAACCGCGCCGCTATTCAGGGCGTGAACTACAATCTGGCTACCCAGAGCTGCGAAACCCGGAACACGGTACAGAACACCACCCGGGATATCATCGACGCTATGAACTGTGGTTTCCGCTCCATCGACCAGCGGCTTACCGCACAGGAGCTGGCGGCAAAGGATCAGAAAATCGCCGATCAGAATCAGCAGTTGTTCATGGCGCAGCTGGCGGCGAGCCAGAATGCCCAGAACCTGACGATCAAGGGCTACGTAGCTGACCAGTTCGCCTATTACAATCCCCGGCCTGTGCCTGCCTACCAGGTGCAGAATCCTAACTGCTGCTACGGTAACGGCTACTGCTGCGGCAGCGTGGCGTAAGGAGGGCGGCGAGATGGGCATTGCGGAGATCAAGGCCAATCTGATTAACCACATCGGCAAAATCGATCTGGACAGGCTCACCATTGCCGAGCTGCGGGATTACTGTGGCCTGGTAAAGGACGCGGACGGGTTGACACGCAACGAAGCGGACACGGTTACCCGCGTTATGAATAATTTAAGCGCTGGCGGGTTTGGCTTTGGCTACAACCGCCCAGCGCCGACAAAGGGAGGTTAAACAATGGCGGTTGAACTTACTGCGAACGCTGTCCAGGCGGTGCCCGCCGGACAAAACGCGCTGTTTACCGATGCGCCGGTGAAATGCGGGCGGGGGTATGTTGTTCACCGTGAAGGTGCTGGGCTGGTGACACTTCGCGGCATTTGCAATGGATGTTCCCCAATCGCTCGGTATCGCGTGCTTTTCGTGGGGAATATCTCCGTGCCTACCGGCGGAACCGCCGGGGCTATCAGCGTAGCGCTGGCGCTGGGCGGTGAAGCGCTTCCCACCACTACGGCGACGGCAACACCCGCCGCCGTGGGAGATGCATTCAACGTGGCGATGTCCACGTTTGTGGATGTTCCCCGCGGGTGCTGCGTAGCGTTATCCGTGCGCAATGTCTCCGCGCAGGCAATCGATGTTGCCAACGCCAATCTGATGATTGAGCGCGTGGCCTAGGAGGTGAAATTATGAAGCACTGGGAACAGTTGAGAGATACACTGTGCCGGGAACTGGACGAAATCGCCGAAAAAGGCGAACTGTCCGCCGGTGATCTGGAAACCGTGGACAAGCTGACGCACACCATGAAGAATCTGGATAAGATTATGATGGGTGAAGGATACAGCAGTGCCGGGGACTGGTACGCCATGGGCAACTATGGACGGGATGGCTATAGAACCGACTACCGCGACGGCGTGAGCTACCGAGGACGTAAACGCGATAGCATGGGGCGGTACAGCCGCGCAGACGCCAAGGAAGATATGGTGGATAAACTGCGGCGCATGATTGATGAAGCGCCGGACAGCCGCACGCGAGAGGCTCTAGAAAAGGCCGTCCGTTGTATGGAGGAGTAAAAAATGTTGGCAGAGCGGGATTTGCTGGAAACAATCGAAGAATGTAAAGCAGTGAAGCGCCCGACGGCGGCAACATGCCAGTTAATGGCCTCGTGCTATACCATTCTAGATCATATGTTTCCGGAACATTCCCGCTCTGCTGATGTTTCCCCCAAAAGCTTGTATTCCTCCGCTACTGCGCCACAAAATGATGAAATATCCGGGAGCGAGTTCGCAATTGCCGCAAATTCAGCGGGAATGAAACGGCTATTAGAAGTGATGGACGAACACATGGAGTGCATTCGGCTGATATACCCCAAAGAATACGCGGCGATTATGCGGCGGCTCAAAGAATGAGCGGCAAAATTCCGTTGCCAATCCGTTGCCAATTTGCACCATAAAAACGTACCACACGCGGAAAAATATTAAAATCTGTGGTAATATTTTCACGTAGAATAGTTCGGAGAACGTGGGAATATAGCTGATAAAGCAATAAAAAAGCCCTAGAATTGATTTCTAGGGCTTTTTCTGCATGGTGACCCGTACGGGAATCGAACCCAGCGCATTATTTCTTAAACATGTTGCGACTCTAATGGATTCTGTTTTTCGTTTCCAATTTTGTTGCCAATTTTACCGTTCGCCGATGGGCTGGACGAGAAAAAGTTCCGAAAGTCCTGCGCCATTTTGGCAATATCCTTCTGCGCTACGTGCGTGTAAATTTTGTGCATCGTCTCGTCATCTGCCCACCCGCCAATTTTCATTGCTATCTTTTTCGGCATCTGGAGGTGATAGGCCAGAGACGCGAAGCTGTGCCGCAATCCGTGGTTCCCGACTTTCGGCAGGCCGTTGGCGGAACAAATCTCGTTTATCCTTGTGCATATCCACCCACCGGTCAGGTTGACGACATAGCCTTCCTTGTTATCAACTGCCTTTAGTGCTTCCATCAGCGGCTCAATAATCGGAACCGTGCGCCGGGAGGAATCGTTTTTATTCTGCTTCTTGTGAACCAGCTTGCCGCCGTCCCCGGCAACTCTTGCCCCGCGGACATATATTATTTCGTTCTTGAAATCGACCTTGTCCCATGTCAGCGCCAGCATCTCAGACCTGCGCAAGCTGGATAATTCCAGCAGGGCGGCAATTTCTATCGATTCCCCTTTTATGGCTTGCAGGAACACCGGTATCTGATCCGGGTCAAGGTACGGCTTTTCATTGTGTTCCTTTTCCGGAAGGGTCACCCGCGGCCTGCGCCCGGTTTCCTCGAATATCGCTGCGGAAATCAGCATCCACACATTTTTAATATATTTCGGGGACAGTGATCTTGCTTCCCTGCGGATGGCGGCTTGCCACTGTTCGTCCGTGGTGGTGTATACGTCAGCCGCCATCATGCTTTGGAAGCGTTGCTTGCGGTAGGATTCATACGCATAAATCGTTGACGGTGACTTGAATCCCTTCCGGTCGGCTATATATTTATCAAGCGTGTCCCCCAGCGTCTTCACCCGCTTACCGGGCGCGGCCTTTGCTTCGATAACGCCGTTTTTCAAGGCGAGATATTCGGCCACGCATTCATCATATGTGTCTTTTGTAATTGATACGCGGCGATCCTCTATCAATACACGTGTGTGCCACGCCCCTGAGGGAAGCTGCTTAATTTTTGGGAGCCTGATTTCCGGCTCCTTTTTCCTTTTTGCCATTTCGTTCGCCTCCACTTAAAAGCTTGTGGAAAATCAAAAATGCCGTGAGCATAAAAACAGCGGCGATTCCTGCCGCGCCAAATAAAATCACCGCAGAAATCTTTTCGGAGCGAATCAGCCCCATTTCCGGGTTCCGGGCATCCAGCACCATATAGACCATGAGCACCGCCGTCAGCAGAATGTTTAATGCGCACTGCCCGTAAATCAAGGGCTTATTTTCCCGTTGCACGGATGCAAGCGCACTGTCTTTTTCTGAAAGGGCTTCGCTTTGCTTGCTGATGCGGTCATCTCTGGCCGCGACACCAGCCTCCATAATGCGGCTCCTGTCCAGTAGGCGGTCTATCGCCGCGCCCTTCTCGGCAATTATCTCGTCCTTGTATGCTATCTCCTGCCGGAGCTGGTCTATTTCCGCCTGATCTCCGCTTGGGTGAACACCTGCAACGGAATCCATTGACACGTCAATAGCGGCGCACAGCGCGGCGATATGGAAAAAGCCGGGGTTCGATACGGCACCGGAAAGAATCCGGCTTGTGGTGGCGATGGGAACGCCGGACACGTCAGAAAGCTGCTGGTTCGTCAGATGATTCCTGAATTTCTCGTCTTTCAGCCTTTCCGGGAGGGCATCGAAATTCGGCTGCATTTCCTCGATGAATGTTTGGCCTGTATTTGAATCCATAATTCGCCCTCCTATTAAATTCAAATTTGATTCCGGATTATGCATATTTGATTCTGGTTGAATCAAATGTGTGGTTTACTTTTCCATGCTGAAAATGCTATGGTGATATTGCAACCGGCAAGGGACACACCATTCCGGCGGCAAAGCCCCGCCACCTAGTGGCACGGGTGGCGGGGCATATCAAAAGTGTTCCCCGCCGCTATGCGCATAGCGGCCACTCCCGGAATACTCCGGGAGTGGCGAATGCTGACAACGCACTTATTGACTATTTTGCCATTGATCCGAAGAAGTCAGTTTGTTCCTTCACCCACTTGGCCATGTAACCATATATCGGTTGCGGGATCTCTTCGGAATCCGGCATTGATTCCGGTATATCTCCAAAATATGTAATTCTATTTACCTTCCTTAATTCGGAATTTTTGGGTGTCTCGTAGGTTTCCTCCTGCTTGAGATCCATAGATACAGCGTAGCCTTTCCCTCCGAAACTATTCCGATAGGCAGAGAAATTAGACGGGGCAAATGCATACAGAAGTTCCCCAGATTCTTCTACGAACAACGAGCCAAGCTTTCCAATGTGCTTAAAGTTTGTATCATTTTCCTTTTCAGGCTCATTGTATAGTGCATATACATCTGCATCCTCTTTTTGCAGCCAATGAACGTCAGCGTTATCCAACTCTGATACGTCAAAGGTAACAACGCAATACAGAAAATACGAATATGTTCCACCATCGTCATAGTGTTCGTAAAAATCCACGCTTTTGAGGTATACATTTTTCCCGTTGTACTTTATGGCGCATGGAAGATTCTCAGCAATCGTTGTGTCCCCAGAATTTTCCGTCCTTGTAGTGTTCCCGTTATCGTCCGTCGCGGTGGTACTAGCCGGTTTTTGTGAGGACGCAGACCAGAAACCAGAGTTTCCGCACCCCGTGAGGAACATGGCTATACAAATTAAAAAAGCAATCAATTTTTTCATAGCGGATACCTCTTTCCATAAAATTCTACAGGAAAATAATACCACGCTCAGAAAATAATTTCAACGGAGAGAAAAATTTTTGTGCATTTTTCTAATTAGTCCGGTTTATTGGACACATGGCGTGCTATTATACGCTATGTAATCAAACAAATGTTTATAAATACACAATGGAGGGTACAGACATGAAGGACGACCGCGAAATACTGAAAAGGGAACTCATGAAGCTGCTGGATGAAATACCGCTGGAACGGCTGAAAGCATTGTACATCAAAGCACTGGTCGCCAGTAGCGCAAAGTGAAAATACCGGGAACTGCGTTTGACTGCGGTTCCCGGTATTTTTATTCCTCCGTGAAATTCTTATATAGCTGTTCCACGAATTTAACGAAGGGTGGGAACGCTTCATCCGGCATTCGTGCCATTGCCCGGATAAGCCGGGACTTTGCATCGTCTCCGACTTCCATCCGCTCGAAGATTGCGGCCAGTTCCTCCGATCTGGAAAGCGGTGTAAAAGGTTCGCCGACACCGGTTCGGAGCCAGATTTCATTTACGCCAAAGATGCGGCAGATATCCTTAATCGTACGGTCACTGGGTTCCCGCTGGCCGATCTCAATCATAGCAATGTAATTTCTGGATAGCCCTATCTTTTCGGCGAACTCCGCTTGTGTAAGCCCTTCTGATTGGCGTACCTGTTTAATTCGGTCTTGCACTTGCTTCACCTCCTTGATGATATAATACCTCAATCTGTTTACTTTGTCAACAAGGAAAAGAAATTTTTTGAAATTAGGTGTTGACAAAGAGGCGAAACGGTGCTATTATGTGTTTACAAGGTCAACACAAATAAAAAACGGGAGGGGGTGAGGACATGGCACTATTAAGATTTGCGTCGAACAGCTTCAGGACTGCGATAGAACTTGATGGGAAAGGAATCGGCGAGGGAATAACGAAGATGGAATTCAAGTGCGCTGGCGGAGAACCCGCAAAGCTGAATCTGGAAATTGATCTTGATAGATTCCGGTTTTTGCAGGCCGGGGAGTTCGACAAGGCAGTAAAGGAAATGGAGGATATGGATAAGGACTTAGATTGCGCGAAATGCCGAAATGAGTGATATTAGCCCGCTGACAGTCTCAGTAAATGCGGAAAAGAACTCCTTTGGTTTGCTTTCCATGTATCCAATTCCGGATTCCAGCAAAGTTACATTGCCGAAAATATCGATTTCTAGATAGCCGGACTTGCGAAGTTCCCATAAGCAGTACCGTATATCTTCGGCATTCCAATTAGAAAAAGCGTCAATAGCTTTTATCTTGGCACTCTCAAACCGAACGGCCTGGTTCTTGGCGGTTCCGAAGCTTCGGCGGCGGAGGTACTCGGAGTAGATAATTACAAACGCTTTTTCGGTATCTCTTGTCATATAATCACCCCCTTTCAAGTGGATTGTAGCACGGCAAAAATCATTTATCAATAGCCGAAACGGCCTTTAAGGCCGTCCACCGGAACCGCCCAACCGGTGCTGATGATGGCAGGGCAAACACCGTGACAATATGAGCGCCCCCGCTTTTATGGCTCTGGGTATTGGGTATCCATCCCCATGTAAAAGGCACGACCACCCGGAAATTGCTCGACGGGGCTTGACGGTGAAGAAAATATCGGGGAGCTGGCATTCAGCTTGAGTGAAAAATTTAGCAAAGGAGGAAATTAAAATGCCTGATGAAATCAAACGGTGCGCTGAGAGCGCGGCAAAGGCTCTGAACAGCATCCCGGTGGACAAGCGGGAAATCGCCGCAAGGCTGGCCGAAACCTACGCCGCCGGTCTGGCCGTGGGTATGGAGCTGGCCGAGGCCGACAAGCCCAAGGACGAGGAGGGAAAATAAATGCCTAGAATCCGGCAATATGCCGACCTTTACGCCCAGCGGGATTTCTGGCAAGAGATTGACCGCAGATGCCCCGACGCAGGGGTTCAGAGCAATAACAACGCCGCGCTTGCCCGGGCGGTCGGCACGGCAGACGTGACCATCGGAGTATACAAGCAAGACCCCGGAAAGATGCAGCTGAAAACACTGTCCCGGTTTGTGGCGGCACTGAAACCCGACCCGGGCGTAATCCTCCGGCTACTGGGGTATTCGGAAAAAGAAATCAGGGCGTTTGCAAGGGAATTGCAGTGATTTGAAATCTACGGCAGAATGCCGAAATTGAAAGGAGTTATTTATGGCGAAATACAAAGTGGGGGATAAGGTGCGGATTGTGCGTAAGAGGCCGCGAGAGCACTGGAACCCTGAGATGGGCAAGTATCTGGGAAAGACCATGACGATCATAGAATCCGGAATCATCCATGGAGAAGTTTACTATAACATGGAGGAGGATGGAGATGATCCTTTCCGCTATTGGTACTGGTACGAAAACATGATCGCTGGCCTTGCGGAGCCTGAGCGGAAACCCTGCACCGTGGAACTCCGCTTTGACGGGATGATTACCACGGCCACGCTGAAACGGGGCGGGCGGGACGTGAAGACCGCAGAAGCCCGGTGCAATCCGAAGGATACCTACAGCAGAGCGGAGGGCGCAAGGGTCGCCGTTGAGCGGCTGTTTGAGAAGAAGCGCAAGGAGGAAAAGCCCAAAGAGAGCAGGCCGAAGGTGGGAGATAAGTTCGTTGTCACGGTAAAGGGCGGTAGGTTTGACCACGGTTTCGGCATCGGTGACATTGTTACGCTGGTACGTATCCAGCAGGACGGATGTTTCCGCTTGGCTGACAAGAGCGGCTTCATACAAGTACTTCATCCGAGTGAGGTTTGCCCCTACAAGGAGAAATCCAAATGACACCCAACGAAACGACCCAGCTTCGCACCATGGCGGAAATGAACCGCCGCTTGCGCCGGGAAAATGAGCATCTGCGGGAATCCCTTTTGCTGGAATCGAAGGAACGCAAGGCGTTTGACGACGAGAACGTGGAGCTTTTCGACGTAGTCCACAAAAACCACGACAGGAGGTGAACGATATGGCAAGCAGGAACAAGCCCATGGATGCCCGGTGGGAGCCGGTGCCGAAGAACCGGAAGCCGTTCAACATCAAGGAATGCGTTTTTCATGTTCTCCCCTATGCGGGGCTGAATCTGGTGCTTTTCTGGTGGCAGCAGGCCGATTTGCTGGCAGACACGGCGGCAGTTCCCGCAATGTGGGTGTGCGCTATCCTGATGGGTGCCGGTATCGGACGTTGCATCAGAGGGCGATAAAAAGCCGCCCCCGATGTTACAGCACCGGGGACGGCAAGCGATATAAAAAATCTCTACCATTTACAGTATATCAAATGGAGAAAGGAAAGTCAATGGATGATGTTGGCGTGAATCCGGATTACGATTATCTGTACGATTCCCAGTCCACGGACAGCAGCATTCCGGTGTGCATCTGCTGCGGGAGAACCGTAGGACACAGATACTGGAAAATCCGGGACGATGCCATTTGCGACCTCTGCATGGACAGCCGGGAGGAATGGCGGGAGATTTCCTATGATTGAGGTGGATTATGGCGGATAAAAAAAGCTGCCTGTGGTACGAGAAGGCCACGGCAAGCATTTACTTCCCGGAGGGGCATGTGTGCTGTGACCTCTGCCCGTGTATGGAAACATACGCCCGGAAGCAGTGCCGGTTGACCGGGGAGTATCTGCTGGATACAAGAGCGACAGTTGGGTATGAATGCCCGCTGAAATTTAAGGAGGAAGACAATGGCGAGAATGTTTCGGTTTCTGACCGCTGACGAGATTGAGGTCAAGGTCAAGCAGGTCAAGGAAAATGGTCTGGTGTGTCTGCTGTACAAGACGGCAAGGACGGACATGGACTTGCTGGACGAGACTGTAGGGGCGGGCAACTGGACGAACGACTACAAGGAGATCAAGGGCAATCTGTACGCCGGTATCGGGATTATCCAGGAAAATGGCGGCATCCAATGGAAATGGGACTGCGGTATCGAGAGCCGGGAGGACGAGGAGGGCAACCAGAAAAAGGGCGAGGCAAGCGACGCTTTCAAGCGTGCCGGGTTCCGCTGGGGCATCGGAAGAGAACTTTACACGTCCCCGTCTGTCTGGATTCCCAGCAATAAGGCAGAGATCAAAGCATCTTCCTTCAACGGAAAGACCCGGTTCAACTGCTATGACAAGTTCAGCGTGGAGAAAATCGCCTATGACGAGAAGACCGGGCGGATCACCGGACTTGCAATTCGCAACGATACAAAGAACCTTCGGGCGTTTGTGTGGCAGCAATCATGACGGAGCTTACATTCACCGAGGCCAAACTGGAAGGCGGCTGGCTGATGGTCAAGCCCTCCCGTTCCGAGTTGGGCAAGGCAATGGCCTTTATCCGAAAGATGAAGGCCATGCCCTACGACTTATCTCTGAAAGAGCACCGGGAAAAGCGGAGCCTGGACGCAAACGCCTATGCCTGGGTGCTGATTCACAAGCTTGCCGCCGCTATGGGGATTCCTCCGGTAGAGGTATACCGGAACGCCGTTCGGGGCGTGGGAGACAATTACACGCCTATGTGCGTCCGGGAGCAGGACGTGGAGCGCTTCACACGGAGCTGGCAGAAAAACGGCCTTGGATGGCTGGTGGACAGCTTGGGCGCGTCTCAGGTGCCTGGGTGCCGGAACCTGGCGGCATACCACGGCTCCAGCACCTACGACACCAAACAAATGGCGCGGCTGATCGACAATCTGATACAGGACTGCAAGGCGCTGGACATTGAAACCCTGCCCCCGGACAAGCTGGAACTGCTCAAGGAGGAATGGCGATGAGGAAGGACACCAAAGCGAGGGACTTCTCCCGGGACGAGAAAATGGCGATTGCCCAGCGGGACAGCATTGACGGCTGGACGTGCTGCGTATTCTGCGGCGCTCCCGCCCCTGCCCCTCTGGCATGGAGCAACGCCCACTACATATCCCGGGCGCAGGGAGGGCTTGGCATTGCCCAGAACGGGCTGACCCTCTGCCCCAGATGTCACAGCCGGTACGATCAGACTACGGCAAGAATGGAAATGAGGGCGTACTTCCGGGAGTACCTGATGGGCATTTATCCCGGCTGGAACGAAAACGATCTGATTTACAGGAAGGAGAACACATGAATAATTGTCAATTTGTCGGGCGGCTCACCGCCGACCCGGAGCTGAGAAGAACCCAGGAGGGGACGGCGGTTTGCTCCTACAGTCTCGCCGTCAAGCGTCCAATGACGAAGGATTCCACCGATTTTCTGGATTTCGTCACATGGCGGCAGGGGGCTGAGTACCTGACGCAGTACGGCCATAAGGGCGATATCGTAGCCGTTTCCGGAGCGCTGCAAGCCAGGGACTGGACGGACAAGAGCGGGAACAAGCGCCGGGCGTTTGAGATAGTGACCACAAGCGTTGAGCTGCTTTCCAGCAAGCGCAATTCTCAGGATACTACCAATACCGGAACGGCGCAAAACGCCGGATACGGGCATCCCAGCGCCCCACAGCAGACGAACCGGGGCAACGGATACAGTCAGCAGGGATTTGGAGGATATCAGGAGATCACCGCAGATGACCCCGCCTTGCCGTTCTAGGCCGGAAAAATCAATCTTTCTTCAAAAAGATTGACAGTATAGTTTGCATTTTCCCTTGGCGGTGGGAGGTGAAACCGCCAACCCCAAAGGAAGGAGCGAAAACGTGACGATTGAATTTACGATTCCCGGCGTTCCGCAAGGGAAGGAGCGCCCCCGCTTCACCCAGAACGGTGCGACATACACCCCAAAGAAAACGAAGGACTATGAAAAGCTGGTGGCATGGGCATACCAGTGCGAAGCCCACGGGGCAAAGTTCACAGGCACTATCCGGGTCGACATTGCGGCAATCTACCCCGTTCCCCATTCGTGGAGCAAGCGCAAGCAGGCCGAAGCGATTGACAATCAGATTTTGCCAATGGTGAAACCCGACTGGGACAACATAGGCAAGATTGTGTGTGATGGCCTGAACGGTATCGCCTACAAGGATGATGCAGCTATCACAGATGCCACAGTCTGCAAGCGATACGGCACCCGTCCATGCGTGGCGGTTCGTCTCACCGGAGAGGAGGCACCCCGTGACACAGTGTGAGCGTATCCTGCGGCATTTGCAAGACTATGGGAGTATCACTCAGGCCGAGGCCGTTACCGAGTACGGCTGTTACCGGCTGGGTGCAAGAATCTGGGATTTGAAAGCCCAGGGAGTTCCCATCAAGAGCGAAACCGTCACCGGGAAGAACCGATACGGAGAGCGGACGTGCTTTGCGCGGTACTCCATCATTAAAGAGGATTAGATAATGGCGATTGAATATTTCTGCGCTTATCACAGTTATCTGGACAGTATGGAGGAACTGAATGACACGGAGAGGGGGAGGCTTTTCACGGCTTGCCTTATCTACAGCAAGACGGGCGAAGCACCGCAACTCCGTGGTAATGAAAGATTCGTATTTCCGACTTTGAAAGCACAGATAGACCGAGATAAGGCAACATACGACAGCCGGTGTAAGAAAAACTCCGATAACATCCGCAAACGATGGAATACGGACGTATACGATGGCGAACAACCGTGTACGAATGATACCAAGACAAAGGAAAAGGAAAAGACAAAGACAAAGGAAAAGGCAAAGGATAATATACCTCCTTCGGAGGTTTGCGGCGAGCTGCCGAGCAGCCCCCCGCCTGCGGCGGTGCTTCCGCTGGTTGACGGCACGGATTTTGAGATTTCCGTGGAGATGGTTGCCGAGTTGTCCGGCCTGTATCCCGCCGTGGATGTAGCTCAGCAGTTGCGGAGTATGCGTGGCTGGCTTCTGGCAAATCCCAAAAACAGGAAAACAAAAGCCGGGATCATGCGCTTTGTCAACTCCTGGCTCTCCAGGGAGCAGAATTCGGCTAGACCTGCGGCAAACAAGAAGCCTGGCGGCTACACCAGCGGCGTTGACCGTCTGGCGGAGATGTACAGGGAGGAATTTGGGAATGGATAAACAGGAAGCATACCAGATTCTCACGCTTTTACAGGCAAATTATCCCGATTCTTTCCGGGGGATGTCCAAAGAGGCGGCAAATGTGAAAGTCAATCTTTGGGCGGATATGTTCTCCGATGAGCCATTTGAGGCCGTTGCCGCCGCTGCAAAAGCGTACATAGCGACGGATACCGGCGGCTTTATGCCAACCATCGGGAAGCTGAAAGATATGCTCCATCGGATGCAGTCACCCCAGCAGATGACCCAGATGGAAGCATGGGGGCTGGTTGCCAGTGCGCTGAGAAACAGCGTATACGGCGCTGATGACGAGTTTCGGAAGCTGCCTCCGGCGGTACAGCGGACGGTGGGAAGCCCTGCCCAGCTCAAGGAATGGGCGCTGATGGACGCAGAAACGGTGCAGTCCGTGGTTGCATCGAATTTCCAGAGATCGTTCCAAGTGTGCCAGAAGCGGGAGGACGATTACCAGAAGCTCCCCGGAGCGGTAAAGAGCTTTATCGCCGAGCTGGCCGGGAAGATGGAATTTGAAAAGCTACCGGAAGGCGGTGGAGTATGAAAAACGAAGTAGGCGGGGAAAAGGAACGCCCCGGCCAGTACATCGATTCGTCAAGCCCCTTTTGCAGAAACTGCACGCGGGACGATTGCCCAACCAACGGGGACGGCTGCAAGGCATGGGAAACGTATTTCATCGATAACTGGAATAAAAACATCATGAAATCAATTGGAAACCACAAAAAACAACGCCAATTTTTCCGGTACGAACACCCGGATTTGGTGAGAGAGGGGATTGTTTTTGAGCATGAGCAAGGCGAAAATGTACGGCTGTTTCAAGCCGGTGAAGCGGAATTGCACCCCGCCCCGGTGGGGGAAAGTGCCTCGGGGGAATAAATGCAAACAGAAAGGAAATGCAAAATGAAAGGTTACAAGGGATTCAACCCCGGCTTGATCTGCAAAGATAAGCAGTACCGGGAAAATACCGTTTTCGAGGAGCCGGAAGCGAAAATCTGTGAAAAGGGAATGCACTTTTGCGAAAACCCATTTGACGTGCTGGACTATTATGATTTGATTCGCTCTGATGGCACGCCGAACGAGTTCGCGGAAGTTGAAGCACTAGACGAGCCAAAGACGGATGATAAGAAAAAATTCTGCTCCCGAAAACTGAAAATTGGCGTAAAACTGGGACTGTCCGGATTTATCAAGGCATGTGTGGATTTTGTACTGGAAAAGACTATTGCCGAGATGCCGGGTGAAAACGTTGATACCGGGGACTCCGCCCGGATTGGCAGCTCCGGGGGCTTCGCCCAGATTGGCAGCTCCGGGGACTCCGCCCAGATTGGCAGCTCCGGGGACTCCGCCCAGATTGGCAGCTCCGGGAACTTCGCCCGGATTGGCAGCTCCGGGGGCTTCGCCCGGATTGGCAGCTCCGGGGACTCCGCCCAGATTGGCAGCTCCGGGGACTCCGCCCAGATTGGCAGCTCCGGGAACTTCGCCCGGATTGGCAGCTCCGGGTACTACGCCAAGATTGGCAGCTCCGGGTACTACGCCAAGATTGGCAGCTCCGGGGACTGCGCCCAGATTGGCAGCTCCGGGGACTGCGCCCAGATTGGCAGCTCCGGGGACTGCGCCCAGATTAGCTGCACTGGAAGCGATTCCGTGATTTGCTGCGCCGGACATGGCTCTGTGGTAAAAGCGCCAGTTGGTTGCTGGATTACACTTGCGGAGTGGAAGTACGATTACGCAAAGCAACGATCCGTTCCGGTATGTGTGAAAACGGAGTATGTGGATGACGAAAAAATCAAAGCGGATACGCCGTACATGCTGAAAAACGGCGAGTTTGTGGAGGCTAAGAGTGATGGAGAATAAATCTGACAAGTGTACCAGCTGCAAGTACCGAATTGCCCCGGGTGGATGGGCGGCTTGTGACGGCTGCATTCACGATGAAGGCCTGAAAGATCGGTATGAGCCGATGACCAACGCCGACCGCATCCGGAACATGACGGATGGGGAACTGGCAAAGTTACTCAGCACCGGAACGTTTGTTTGTGAGGGGAGTAAAGATATCTGCGAGAATATGCCGGGATGCGAGATATGCAGGTTGGCATGGCTCAAAGCCCCAGTGGAAGATAGCGAGAAATGAACCACCTAGGTGACATTACCAAAATCAACGGTGCAACTGCTCCAATCGTTGACTGTATCATTGGCGGCAGCCCCTGCCAAGACCTGAGCATTGCCGGAAAGAGAGCCGGACTTGCCGGGGAACGGTCGGGACTTTACATGGAGCAGATCCGAGTGATAAGGGAGATGAGAGAGCATGACAGAGCAAATGGACGGTCAGGTGAGTTTATTCGTCCAAGATACATGGTCTGGGAGAACGTCCCCGGAGCGTTCAGTTCCAACCACGGAAAAGACTTTGCCGCAGTCCTCGAAGAAGCGGTCAAAATCGCAGAACCGGAAGCCCCCCCTGTTCCTGTTCCTGAAAAAGGATGGCCAACCAGCGGATGTCTCATGGGAGACGGATGGAGCGTTGCTTGGCGTGTACTCGATGCACAGTTTTGGGGAGTGCCCCAGAGACGGCGTAGAATCGCGCTTGTCGCAGATTTTGGAGGGCAATCCGCACCAGAAGTACTATTTGTCCGCAAAAGCGTGTCGGGGGATTCTGAACCGGGCGGCGAGACGAGGGAAGGATTTGCCGGAGGCTCTGCGGAAAGCACTGGAAGCTCAGTCTATTGCCTGCAAGGAAACGGAATAGACCGCGCGGACACAGCCAGATGCAACGGCAGGGGCTGGAAAGAAAATGTGAGCTATACGCTCAACACCATCGACCGACCAGCGGTCTGCGCCGGGTTTAAGCTGGGGAACAGCGAAAAAGCCAGGAGTATCGGATATTGCGAGGAGCAGGCGCCGACCCTGAACGCAGAATGCGGCGGGAATAAGCCTGCAATACTGGGCATGTCCCACGCCTGTGATGTAATCCGGGATTGCGGTGGCACTTCTCCTTCTTTGCAAGCCAGAATGGGAACGGGTGGGAATCAAGTGCCGCTGGTAGTATACAGTATCGGAAACGGCCAAGTAAACGAAATGGCTACCCCGGCATTTGAAAAGGCGAAAACCCTGAATACAATGCACGATGCGCAAGCGGTATTCTGTCAAGATGTTGCCAACACGCTGAAAGCGAAAGCCAACCTGGATTTCCGAGAGGACAGCGAAACCTACCCAGTCCAAAGCGGAAAAGTGCGCCGCCTGACCCCGCTGGAATGTGAGCGGCTACAGGGCTTCCCGGACGGCTGGACGGACATAGGCCCGTGGACAGACAGCAAGGGAAAGCTCCACCGGGAGAGCAGCGACAGCAGCCGCTATAAGGCTCTTGGCAACTCCATCGCCCTGCCGCCCTGGAAATGGGTGCTGAAACGCCTCTGCGCCCAATATGAGCGGGACGCAACCATGGCAAGCCTTTTCGATGGGATAGGCGGTTTCCCTTTTTTGTGGGAGCAGCTGAACGGAAAAGGGAGCTGCCTATGGGCGAGCGAGATCGAGGAGTTCCCTATGGCGGTAACGAGGAGACATTTTGGATAACACAAGCCCGGGGCAACCCGGGCGGGAAGGAGATAACATGAATATGCAGGAAATGATTTATCAGGAAAACAGGATTCCACCGGTACGGCTGGCGGATGGAGTTTATCGTAGCGTACCTTTTTACGTCCTGAGTTTAGGCACGCACCCCTGCGCTTACGTTGACATTGCGCCGCTGGGATTACACGCGATCAATGAGCGTGATATTGATTGCCATGGAGGTATTACATATCACCACGACTATCTGGCAACGGTTGACCACGAAGGAAATTTCTTGGGGTGGGATTACGCACATTATATGGACTATTCCGGAAGTCTCCCATTCCTGGATTTCGGCAACAGTAAGAGGTGGACAACCGCAGAGATGGTAGCCGAATGTGTGGCTGTGATTGACCAGATTTTAGGGATGAGGAGATAACAATGGACGAAATCAAATTGACGCCATGCCCGTTTTGCGGTGGTAAAGTTAGCCTTGTTCTGTGCGATGACGAAGGAAATCTGCATGATGAGGCATATAGAGAACATCCGTATAGTGGGCTTGGCTTTATGATTCACCACGCTCACGAGGAAAACCCGGAATGCCCGATTGCAAGCTATGAGTGCGATGGCGGGATTTTGGGCCGTGTGTATATTTACGACACGGAAGAACAAGCTGCTGAAGCATGGAACCGGAGGGCTGACAATGGCTAAAGCGGTACTTATCAGCATTCGCCCGGAGTGGGTGGAGAAGATTGCCAACGGCGAAAAGACACTGGAAGTCAGAAAGAACCGTCCAAATATGGAAACGCCGTTTAAGTGCTACATCTACCGGACAAAAGGAACTGCTCCCCATATCATCAATGGGAAATGGGTACAGATGGAGGTTGGCGGAACGATCATTGCCGAGTTTACCTGCGACCGGGTTGAAACCATCAAGGCGGCAACAGAACCGTATGGAATCTACGATGTGGACGATGACTTTGTGGCGAAGACTAGGCTTGTGGACGGTGCTTTGTGGGACTACGGAAAAGGTGCAACACTGTACGGCTGGCACATTTCCAACCTAAAAATCTACGATAGCCCGAAACAGCTGAGCGAATTTACAGGGCTGCGGACGAAAAGGGATAGCATGGAACTGTACATACTAGAACGCCCGCCCCAGAGTTGGTGCTACGTGGAGGAATTGAAATGAGTGATTACATCAGCCGGGAGGCGGCACTGACGGAATTGCAAAACCCTGAGCTGTTTAACGTCTCACCAAGATTTCTACAGATTCTCCGCGATCTTCCCGCCGCCGACGTGGAGCCGGTGCGGTATGGGAACTGGAATATCCGGCTTGCAGACGAAATGACCCTCTGCCTGGAATGCTCCATCTGCGGGCGCAAGGTAGACAATATCGACTTGCACCACCTGCTGGAATCCGGAGAATACGGCGAGACTTGCCGGAGATACCCATATTGCCATTGCGGCAGCAAAATGGATTTGGAGGTATAACATGACAAGAGAAGAAGCAATTAAACATGCCGAAGCCGTGATGGATTATATGGCTGATGCGGCGGATTTGTTGGAAAAACAGCAGAATAAAATCAGGGATCTTAAATACGATGCCCAGGAGCGCGAGAAACACGTCGTTTATCTTCAGAAGCAGTGGCAGGCTGCCGAAATGTTCATTTGTACCATGTGCGGTCATTTTGACCACAATATAGACGGAAATATTGTCTACGGGAACAAGGATTGTGGTGAGATCGTCGGCTACCCCTGCTGTAAGAAGTTTAC